TAATGATTTAAAAAATCATATTCACGTATGTTTTCACTAATTTTATTTATAGTTTGCTCAATATGATCATATACGTTTTCGTATTTTTCATAATGTTTTGCAATCGGAATTAATACTGATGGTGATTCAGTATAGTACTTACGTTTAAAGTCAGTCTCAACTTTTGATTCGTATTGCTCAATATTAATTTCTTGAAAATGTTGATATGAATTAATCAGTTGCACATCAATTAATTGAGGAGACAACGTGGGAAAGTGGTGTAACACCGCTTTCTTATCTAATGTATATAGATTATTGACTTTAGATAGTTTGTCGAGTATATCGGTGATTTTTAGTGGTAATGATTCGGAGTGATCTACACATAAAATATATCCTTTATGGCCTTTTATCCACCGAACATAAATTAAACTGATGTTTTGTAAAGCAGGGTGATAGTTTTCATTCGTTGCAATAATATGAATGAATGTGTCTTCGCCAATATGTAACTGATCTAATTGATCCTGTTTTTCAATAATATAAAACATAGTATAACCTTTTAATTAATTAAAATCCTGCAGTATCACCTTCAGGAGGTATTGAGTAGTTTCTTAAAAAAGTATCTATTCCGGGCATTTGTTTTTCAAATACATTATAATCTAATATAGAATCCTCAGAATTGAAAAATATGCTTAAAGTGTAGTAAAATTTAGTAGCTCTAGCATTAGTATATGTTTGTTTATTTACTTCAAGTATTGGAGAGTTGGTTTCATTTATTCGTTTAATAAAGAATCGGTACGATGCATTTGGCGAGGGGGTAAAATTAACTCGAACAATCGGAAATTCATCTCTTTTAATAATATTAATTATATTTGGATTAATACGCACATAAACAGGATCTATTTTTGATAAATTGTATGCTGCTACTTCTCGATTTTCTGTATATGGTACTAATTCAATTGAATTTTGTTTATATGTAGCACCAATGTATTTTTTTCCTGAAACTGAATGATAATATCCTACATAGTTATCATAAGTTCTAATAAGTAAATATTCATTACCTTTAGTATATAAATTCTCTAGTATTTGGTTTTTTGGAGGTCTCATCAATTAATAATAATTAAGAAAGTAATTTAAAAACCCATAAATCGAATAATGGTGGTCTTTTTAAATCTGCATATTTCCCATAAAGGAAATTACCTGCACCTTTTCCACTGTTGTTATTATTTAATCTAAAATTTGTACTATCATCAGTAGCGTAACGTGCAGCCTTGGGCATAAGCGTAAAACTTTTTATACTTGAATTCCATCCCATTCCACCAGTATATATTTGAGCATGATAAAGAAAATCAAATTTATTCTGCTTTGGTTTAAAAACTTGTATATCTGAACGATACTGAATCACATCCCCTACATTAAATTTACTATAATCACTTAAATAATCATCAATCTTTTTTATAGTCATACCATAACCTACTTGATATTTTGAATACCCTAAAGCTTCATAGGATTTAAATGCTGCTTCAGTACCAGCATTTCCGTTAGAACCTATAGTAGCTCCTCTTTTTGTTTCATTTTTCTTTCCTGCTCTAAATTTAGTATAATTATAAGCTAAATTATAAGTATATCGATTACATAATCCTTCTCCTTTTCTAGGTCCACCTAAAACATAATTCATAGCTGAAGCCATAGCTCTAGCATCACCTGTAACACCTAGTGGAGGTTCATTAATTGGAGTGTTATTAGTAATTGATTCTATTATTTTTCCTGTAGATTGATCATATACATATTTTTTAGTAATGGTCATTTCAGTTTTAATTGATTTTTGATCTTTTGTTAATGTATCAAACGACTCATCAGGAATGTATGGATTACCTTCAATTGTTGTTGTCCATTGATTATTAGCTCCTACGTCTTGTTTAATATTAGTGACTAAATATTGAAGTTTAATACCAACACCTTCTTCTCCTTTATATGCTCTAGGAGTAAATGTTTTATCAATATCAAATATATTACCAATAATTAAACCACCAATACCGTCTGTAGTTAATGATAATTTTGTTGGTAATATAGCTTTATATTTGTTATCTGATTTATAATATGCAGTAAAAAATACTATTATATCGGTTAATGATTTTTTATATTTATTTATACTATCTACTAACAATTCAGAATCAAAAACATTTAATGTTTTAGTCATAGAATCAAACAATTCAGATAAATCAGATAATGCTAAAATAAATCCACTTATTTGGTCCTCATTACTGCGGTTATTATTAAGTGGGGTATCTTTTCTAAATATGTTTCTATCTTTAATTCCAGTGTTATAAGCAACCATAGAACTATTTTCTAATCCTAATTTACCAGCATCTGACTGAGCGGCGACAGCTATGATAGTTGATTGATCGGCAAATATTTGTGATTCTAATGATATGTCTCTAATAACTGATCTTTTATTACCTATTTCGAACTTAAAAGGAGCAGGGATCTCATCAGTTGGTACATAATTTACATCTGCAATGTATCCAGTATTACCATCAATTACTACTTCGAAATTATTAACATTACCTATTGAATTTTGAACTATTGTTAATAAGTCTTTCATATAACTCATTAAACTAATAGTTTGTTTTTCAGCAGGATCTTGTCCTTCTAATGTTGGGTCTCCAGCTAAATAATATAATGCTCTTAAATTAACAAAAATGTTAGCATGAGTACCATATTTAATTTTTTCATCATCAGTATGGTATGCTTGCGAAAGTTGGTTGCAGAAATATAAATATCCTGTTGTACTATTATTAATATCTTGTTTTACCTCACCTAATGTTTCTTGTTGTTCTGCTGTTTTATTTTTTGCGGATAATATTGCCTCTTTTTTTCGTTCGGATGGAGTCTTATCCATAAAATTAGCAATAATACCCCACTTAGTATTTGTTCTTTCTGTAACTACACGTGCCGCATCATTTTCATAAAAAAACACATCTTCATTTGTAATATTTAACCCACCAAATATGTCACCTAAATCAAATCTACTTAAACTACTTGATTTTAAATCGTCTTCAGTTAAAAAAACAAAAAAACTTTGATTATAATTATTATAATAATAATCAGAAACTCCAGCTAACTTATCTTTAGTATTTATTTTTGACAACACATTTAAAAACTCTTGTTCTTTTCCACCAAAAACCCCATCATTTGCTCTTATATCCTTTAATTGCTTAACTATAGATTCATATTGTTGATTTGTTTCTTTTACTGGTAGTGTGTTAATTGTTTCTATTGGTTGGTCGCTTTCATTTATTTTAATCCCTTGAATTAATTTTTCAAAAAATGGATTTTTTAGTATACAAACACGTGGATCAACTGAAATCTGTAATGGGTGATATAAGCAACGAAGAGGTTGCCCCGCATGTACTGAATCCGGTCTATCATCTACTGATAGTTTAATTATATTTTTATCTGTTTCTGTGGAATCTGGATTTTCTAATAGTATAAAATTATTTAATAATTCAACAAATGAACGTAATGTAATATATATGTTAGAATCATCATCAGTTACATATCCTTGAGTTGATTCTTTACCATCATTAGCATCCGAATCAGTTGATGTTACTCCATCTTTTTCTAATTCAATTTCTTTTGTAGCAAAATCAATTATACCTATCTTTCCATTATTTGCTGTATATGGTATAGTGCCTGAACCTTCATTTATTGATGTAAACCTATCTGGATTAATTACACCTAATGAAGCGACATCAGCAACAGCAGAAGGTAAAACACCAAGTACAGATGTACCCGCAGTTTCTTTTACTAAAGCATATGTTTCTGCTATTAAACCGGCTAATGCATTTCTACGATATTCTTTTTGTATGTCTTCTATTTTACTATACTGTATATTAGATAATAAAGTACCGCTACTGTTTGATGAAACCGAAGCACCAGAATAATTTACTTTTAATGATTCTAATATTTCTCCTGTAGATATAATTTCTGTAGAGCAATCATATCCCCCATCTGGTCTGTATTTCCAGCTATAATTTTTAATATAACCAAACATGGCATCATAATTACCATAACTTTCTAAAGATTTATTTCGTAAACTGCTTAAGTATTTTTGAATATCTATGTTTTTATGCTTAAAGAAATCTTCATCTTGATTAATTTTACTAATTAATTTATTTGTTTCACTATCAATATAAGGTGTCCATCCCCACTCTAACAATACTGTATATCCAGGACGCATATAGAGCGTTTCTAGTATTTCAAGTTGTTTTATATCCCAGCATAGGAAATTAACGGTTGCTTGACGTAAGGAACCATATGCACTTTTACTTTGAATAGATATATTTGTTATACCAGGCATTGGTTTAAGACCAAGTATATTAGGTTCAATTATATTTAATGATTTATTATAAACACTAGTATCATATATACCTAAACCATTTTGGCCAATTCCTCTTCTTTGTTGATTGCCAGATAATAAAGCACCACCCATTAATACATTATCTGTAGCTAATCCATCTGCACTTATTCTGCCATTAAATTCAATATCAACACTAGAACGTAATTGTATCCATGCTGTTTTTGAATTTAAATATACTATATCTTGGGAAGTACGTTGGTCTCGACCAATTATATCTTGGCGAAGGCCTAATTGACCGGCTATTTTTGAATCAAACGGTTCTTTAAATAAAGACATAACTTTTATATTGTATTTTCGGCGTCAAATAAATTTAAAACATAATTAATATTAATAGGGATTCTTAATTGAGTGCCAGGTTGGGGGAATATAGACCCATTAGTTACATTATTATTTGCTATAGATATAACCCACCATAATTCGGCATCACTATAATAGCTATATGCTATTGAATCTAAACGATCACCTACAGTAGTAATAACATACACATCAGTATCGGAAAACGGTATTTGAGGATATGTTTTTCTCTTGTAATATCGTTTACCTGACGTAGTATTTCTTAATTCTGCTTTATCGTATCTCATTACTTATTAACTGCTTTAGGTTTATTTAACGCGTCTGCTAATGCTTTTTGTTTAACTGGATCTTGTACTAGTTGTTTGGATTTAGCAGCAGTTACTGCTGATGTTCCTCCATATGTTCTATTACCAAAAGTATCAGGAGTAAATTCACTTAAAGCATTATCAGTTCTAATTGTCTGCACTGGAGTAATTGCTATTTTAAGTGTATTAGTTTTAGGAGGAGTAGTTTTAGGAGGAGTAACAACATCTTCTGGTAATTGTGGAGTGTCAGGAGTGGTTTTCCCTAAATCCCATCCTGGAATTTCATTTCCAATAACCGTAATTGAGAAATCGGCTTCTAATAACATAGCATATGCTTGGTTAACTCCATCAGCATTGTTTATACCCCAATCCCACGAAACATCATTAGGGATAGTTATTTTTAGATTTGTAATTATACAAGGAGTATAATTTAAATAATGCCCTAATTTAATTTTAGTAATAACACCACCTAAACGATTATTTAAATAAGCACCTGCTGCTGATTTTTGAAGATTTTTTAGAGCCTCATGTTTAGTAGCTAATTCCCCTGGGTTAAATATAGGAATTTGTAATTTAAAAGATGCAGTTTTTTTAAAACTATTAAAAGTATAAAAGTATTCAGAACGACCATTATATTTTATGTTATCCCAGCCACTATCATAATTTTCATTATAACCAGACATATAAGCTGAAAATATTGATTCTGCTAATGGTGTTGCAGTGAATGGGTTTAGTTGACTAAATTCAACCCTCATTATATTTTTATCAATTCTTTCATAAATTTTTTCCAATGCATTTGTAACATTACTAGTAATTACATTGCCTTGTGTGTCTAATTTATTAAATTTAAAAAATACTGATTTGGTTTGGCCTTCTTTTACAATTTCGTTTGTTATTTTTAATGTAGGTATTTCAGCAACCCTAGCTTGATTTATCAATCTATTATATGTTACATCTCTAGTATCAGCAAACGGTCTATCAAATCCATCAACAAAAGAACCACTTGGTGTATACTTTACAATAGTTCTATTAATATGACCTGCTGGGGGTTCATTTGGTTCACCATCCGGTTGATCTTTAAGTTGAGTATATAAAGGCTTAAATTCAGCGTCATATTTTGCTTTTCTAGTAATAAATGAGGAAGTAGGCTCGGTTAAATTTAAAGTTTTATCACTAGTTGTTTTATTAAATGATTTAGATAAAGATACTTGTCCATCAGCTGAAGAAGTTAAATTAGTACCTAATGGTTTAGCGTTTTCACTAGATGCAAATATATTAAATTTAGGTTTAGTTTGTTCTGGTTTTACAACAATTTTACCGTAATTAGTTTCTAGAGCAGATGTATCAATTGATGCAGTTACCGGAGTAGATCTAAACTTATCAATTATTAAAAATGCTAATGGGTCCTTTAATTTATATTTTTGATATATTGTATTAGGTTTATCAACATAATTTAATATATTAGTTCGAATAGCTCTTGATGTTGTTTTACTTTTTTCAAGAGATGCAGCTATATTAAATTGGTCCCCGGTAAATGTAGTTCTATGAATTGTTGTACGTCCTATACCATATACTGATTTAGCACCTCCAAAATTATCACTTATTATACTTTTTTCGTTAGCTTGTACGTCTGTTTTATTCCCGAAAATAGGTTTAAAAAGTTTATTTCTTAATCCTATTAAACGATTATTAGGACTATCAGTGCCTTTATTATTTTCATAAACAACTTTAATGTATTTTTGAGATTCGTTTAAATAAGGTAAAAAACCATGGCGAGCAATATGACCACCAAATGCATTTACTGGTACTTGAGCTAATGTGTTAATACCTAAATTATAGATACGGGTAGGTCCACCAACTAAATTATTTAATTTATTAGCAACATTAATAGCACCAGCAACTATCTTACCAAATAACCCGTTACCTACTCTATCAGTAGGCATTTGTTTTGTTTCTAATGGGGGATTAGCTAATTGTAATCCAACTTGTTTAGCAATAAACAATGGACCTTTAGGGAAATCAGTTAAAAATTTACCAATACGTAAAGTATCAACTGCAGACGCATTTATAGCTCCTATAGCGCCCCCACGTATAAGTCCATCATCAAATTTAGTTAAACGGAGTTTATTAAATGGAGTATCTACTGTGTTTATATCTGTTACAATATAAGGTTTAGTAGAATCTCCTGCAGTTCCCTTTTCACCAAACTTTAATGATTTTAACTTGGTATCTTTTAACTTATCAAATAATGACATGTTTATTATTTAAACATTTGATTCAAGTATTTGTTTCCTTTACTTGATTTGTATTTTGATGTATTCAAAGAATCAGCTTCATCTAAAAGTGATGGGTTCTTTTTATATGATGGATCCCCAGTTGTAGAAGATTGATTATGTAATGTTGAAATTTTATCTTCAGCATTAAATTTAGGTTTAGCTCCTTGAAAGCCTAAACGCATTTTTGGTAAGAAATCTAATAATCCCATAGTGTTATTGTTATTTTAGTATAAATATTAAAATTAAGCAGACTTATATGAGTTTTGCATTAACCCAGATCCTACTGATTTAGAATCAAGTTTCACATCCCATGATTTATTATTTAAGGTTGTTACAGCTGCTGTTACTTGATTAATAGCTGATATCATTGGAGATATATCCATAGCTGGGGATGATCTTACTGAATCTATTTTGCTCCCCCCGCCTAAATTAGTACCAGCTATTACTGTATCTTTATTATTTAATTGGATAGCTCCTTCAGGCGATAGTAAAGTACGTTTACCATATCCTCCTTCGGACACAACGTCATCTCCTTGTAAAAAACTATACCCTAAAGCAGCAACACCCGCGGCTGCTGCTATACCAATAGGAATTGCAAGAGGTCCTAATGCTGCCCCAATACCTGATACAGCTGCTTTAAATGCACCCATAGCAGCAGATGCTATTGAAACTATTGCAGTTCTTTTTTCTATAATAGATCCTGCTACTTTTAAAGCATTAATTGCTATTAAACCTACTTTTTGTAAATTAGTAAATAATAATTTACCTTTTTCAATGATAAAGTCTTTCATAGTTAATAACAAACCTTCTTTTTTAAGAATAGTACTAGCTTGTTGAATACCAAATTGAGTTTTTAAAGCGCTCATTACCCCACGTTCAGCAGCTAATTGATAAAATAATTGAATATTACCTGATATTTTGGTAAGTAATGATTCTTTTTCTAGCAAATTTTTAACTCTATTTGTACCTATTTGAGCTAATCCTAAGTTAGCTGATATTTGATTAGCAGCTTTAGATGCTATATCATATCCTAAAGCTATTTTTTTAGCAGCATTAATTGCTAAATATGCTCCTAATATATATTTTAATGGAGTAGCTATAGAATTAATTATATTTAGGGCCCCACTTAATAATTCTAAAAACGAACCTAAAGGACCAGCAACTAAATTACCAATAATACTTTGTAGTTTTAGCATAGCAGCATTAAACTTTTCTTGTATATCTTGACGTTCAGCAGCTTCTTCTGCTTCTTCAGCAGTAACTTGAGCTAATGACTTACCTGAGGCAATAGCCATTTCACGTTTAGCTAGTTGATTTGCTAATTCATCGGATGTTGTACCTAATGCTTCGGCAAATGATTTTTGGGCAATTACATTCATGCCGCTAAATTTAGCAGCAGTCATACCTTGAGAAGCTAATTCTTCAGCAACTGTTACTTGATCACCCATTAAAGCAGCTGCTCTAGCACGTTCAAGATTTAATTGTTGGCCGGTAATTAATTCAGCTTTTAATTCATTTTCAATTGATGATTGAAAATCAAGTAATTTTTCACCTTGAGATTTAGCTTGTTCTAATGATGTACCTAATGCTTTAGTAGCAACTACTGCTTTAATTATAGTTTCTGGGTTATTACCTAAATTAGATGCTAGTTGGCCTGATACTTTAGCAGCTTCAGCCATAGCAGCCTTAAATGGAACACCGGCTCCTAATGAATTACGAGTAGCAACATATCCTTTCAACATTGATTGGTATGTTTGCTCGGATGACTTGCCAGTTAATACGGAAAATTTATATACACCAGCAGCTTCATCACCTGTTAATCCTAATTGCTTAGTTAATTTTATTTGAGTTATTAATGCATCGGATGAATATTCAGAAACAAAACCCGTAGATTCAGATATTTGATTAAAAGCTTCTGCTAAATTAGCTGTAGTAACATTAGTTGCTGTTAAACCACTAGTAAGAGATCCTGCATTTTCTTCTATAGAGGCAAAATTAGCTCTAACACGATCCGCGTTTTCAGCACTATATCCTAAGTTTTTAGATAAATTTACAGATTCTTTGTTAGCGTTTACAGCGGCTTTTAAAAAGAATTCAAATGCTTTTGTAGCTAACATTAACTGGGCAACTGGATCTTTTAATGCTTGACCTATACCTGACATTAATCCATTTACCCCCGCCATTAATACCTCAAACTTATTTCCAGATTTAGCGACTTCTCGCATATCTTCTTTAATACCTTCAAAGAAATCACTACTAATTCCTAATTTACCTAAAGAACCTATAATCCCATCTACTAATTTACCTGATATTCCTAAAGTATTAATTATTTTTTTTTCTTCTATTAATCTCTCTTGAGTTAAATCTAATAATCTTTGAACATAATTATTACCATCTTTTTGAAGATCACCATTTTTCTTAAATATACCATTTAATTCTATATATTGACGAATCTCTTGAGCTGTATTTTTATTTTTTGTTCTTGCTCCTATTGAAGCTATTTGTTCATCACTAAGATTTTGAAATCTTCTTTTTACAGAAAGATCTAATTCTGTTTTTCTAGTTTTTAAATTTTCAATTTCAATTCCAGTTTTTTTCTGTATATTTTCTAAATCTTTTTTAGATAATCTGCTAAGATCTAAAGCATCATATTTTAATTTATCTGATAGGCTACCTAATATTTTAAAACTTTTATTTGTTAGTCCTGATGTGTTATTAAGTTTTAATAGATCATCTATAACATTTTTAAATGTTTTACTTAAATCAACAGATTCAATATTTAAGTCCGCAAAGTGTTCTTTAGCATTTTTTAATTCTCTTTCAAATTCAGCAGCATTATTTTTAACATCAGCTAATCTATCAGCTAATATTTGAGAGTCTTTTATTGTTTCTTTAAAATATTTATTAATCGTTTCTAAATCTTTTGGATTTAAATTATTTTGAGGATTATCAGCCATATAGTAATATTATTATATAATATAAATATAAAAAGCACCTATTTTTTAGGTGCCTTATATGAATATGTAGGTGTTGTGTTTTTAGGAGCTATATTAGGACGAGCAATATCTTTTGGGTTTGATCTGTTTGTTAATTGTTGTTGTTGTTTCTCAACTTCCTCTTTTTCCTTATCGTAATGTTCTTTTAATTTATTGAAGGTAAATTTACGTAACCATATAGGCATATCGTAAACTGTTTGCCAATCGTATCCTCCATTACCATGAAATACTATTTCATGTATTTGAGAGAATATATGAACTCTATACTCCAGCGTCAGGCCAAAAAAAGTTTAGTCCAATTGGTACCATTACACCCTCCTGTGTGTATCCATCTTTATCAATGGTTACTTTCATGTCAACATCGGGCATTACTTTGTTGTAATACTCGCGTAATGAGCGTGAATCTTGTGCGGTAAGATATTTATCGACAAACTCGCGTATGTCTTTAGCATCGCGTTGATTCTCAACTGATGTTATCATAAACTTTAAACGAGTAGTTAATTCAAACGAATCACTTGGGTATAATTTCTTTAATCCTTTTAATTCTTGATCAATTTTTTTCTCATCGTTACCATCTAATAACTTAAAAGTTATTGTATTTTTTGATTGAGGTAAATCATAGGTAAATTCATTTTTACCTGAAGTAAGTAATGATTCATCAATTTCTTTTTCCTTTAAATCAGTTAAATCAACTGTATAATCTTCTTGTTGTTTTGTACTTTCATTATAGAACTGGATAGGGTAATCTTTACCATATCCTAAAATACGAGCTGCAATTAGAATTGCATTTTTATCACCAATAAGTAAATCATTAAAATTGATTGGCGTAACGATTAGTGCTTCAAGTAATTTATCAATTGCTGTTCCATTTTTAATGTAGTTAACATTAGTTAAAATATCTTCATGCTTTGCAGTCATGTAAGACATTTCAATTTCACCTTTAGATAATGGATTTTCTTTCGGGTATAATAAACCTTTTGATGGTAGGGTTATTGTTTCAGTTGGTAATTTAAATTTTGATTCCATATAACAATTTTATTGTGCGTATATAAATATATAAAACAAAAAACCCCTCGACAATATGACGAAGGGTTTTTAAATATTCACAATCTAATTTTTAGTAATTCAATACGCAATAATCCATTGCAATTGTTAATGAAATTGCGGCAGCAGCTTCTCCAGATGACCAATCATAATCTCCAAAAGTAGCAGTTTTGCAATAAGCACCTTTAACAATCCATTCAGAAACAACATCACCAACTGGTCCTAATACGTTTAATACAACGTCTTTCTTGTAGAAATCTGAGTAACCATCACGTCCTGTTACTGATTCGTGAGCTAAACGAGCCCATTCCATTACTGCTTGCGCACCTGATGGAGCGATCGGATCGTAAAGTTCTAAAGTCATATCATTCCATTTTACTTTACCTTTAATTTTACGGTAAGTATTGATGTGGTCTAATATAATTTCATTAGCTTCGAATGAAGGAGATGAAGCTTTTTTAATTAGGTAAGCCGGGATACCGTCTATATACATTATGAATCTGTTTTGAACCTTTGGTTCAAAAGCTGTAAACATAATTTCTGATGCGTCTAATACTGCCATTTGTTATATATTGTTTATTATAAATATCAATTATTTAAATTTTTATTATGCTGGAAAAGTAGCTCCAGTTGGCTGAAGTGTGAAATCCAAGATAATGAATTCAGCAGTTTTAGTAGGTTGAACATAAATCTGACCAACTAATTGGTTTCTGTCGATTACATCTGCTGCGTTATTTGTATCATCCATAATTACTTTATAAGCATATAATCCTTGTTTTGAAACGATTTGTTCCATATATGGATTAACTACTGATAAGAAACGATTACGAGTTACTGTTGTATTTTGTTCAAATACTAATTGAAGAGAAACTGAAGTAACAAAACGCTTCAAGTTAATCAACAAACGGCGAACATTAATACGATCTAATGAAGTAGCGCGTTTTTGTAATGTTTTCTGTCCAAATGCTACAACACCTTCACCTGGGAATGTTGCTAATGGGTTTACGTTTGCTGCGTATAGATCATCGCGATCTGTTGCTGCTAACTTACGTTCAGCACGGATTACAGATCCTATACCACCACGATTTAAACCTGCGGGAGCGAACCATTCAGCACCTACAGCATCGTTAAATGCATACACACCTGCCATCACAACTGATGGTGGAGCCCATACTGATTTTCCTAATGTTGAGCTAAATGTTTGAACCCATGGCCAATAAGCAGCTGCGTAATTTGAAGTTGAACCAGCTGCAGCTGATATTGCTGCTGTTTTAGTTGAACCATAAGCAACTGGATCTACAATAGCGAATGCATCACCTCTATTTTCGCAAGCCGAAATTAATGATGTATTCATAAATGTACCTGGAGCAAGTAATAAGTTAAAATCGAATTCTTCCTTATTTGCTAATAATGATAATGCTGCTGTATAGTCGTCTGCTGGTGCAAATCCTTGAGCATTATTTGTTGTAATACTTTCAAAATATAATCCTTGACGATTTGTATCTGCAACACCACCATCGAATGTACCACCGAATGAACCTGAGCCAACTGCTGGTAAAGATCCTGAGTAAGTAGAGGTTTTAAATACACCGTCATTATCGATTGAATCAACATGTAAAGTTGTAACTCCGGCAACACGAATATATTCACTTGCTACTGGGAAAGAACCTGTTATTTGTAAGTACCCACCATCAGTTGATGTGTATACAAATTTCTGATCACCAATTACACGTGAAATAAAGTTTTGTTGTTGTGGATCTAATGATAAGTTAGAGAATGTTTCTAATATGTTTTTATTTGAATTATTATCATCGCCTCTACGTACTATTAAAGTAAATGTACCTTTTGTTAAATCGGTATTTGTTACTTCCCAACGGATATTATCGGCTGTACCTGATCCTAAAGCATTTGCTGAAGAAATTGAACCGGTGTTATTGGCTCCAGTACCGAATGATAATACTTCTAAAGTAAATGAAGCCGAAGCGGCTGCTGATAAAGTAGAACCTGACTTATTTACATATGCTTGAGCGTATGTGTTATAAACAGAGCCAGATACAATACGAGTTACTAATAATGAAGCACCTCCACCTGAGAAGTATTCCTTAGCAGTTAATGAAGTTAAATATTCGTAGTATTGGCTTCCTGATTTGAAAGTTTCACCAAACACGGATTGATATTCTGAATATGAGGTAACCACAGTTGGAACTAATGGTCGGCCTTTAACTGTAGGTCCAACAATTGCGGCTCCGGTTACAACAGGTCCTCTTGATATTAATGATTTATCACTTTCGCGAACAAATACATTAGGTGATATAATTTTTTCTGCCATTGCTATTTAATGATTATAAATTTGGGTATTTCTACAATAAATATATAGACAGTATATAAAAACGAAAGGCGAACTATAAAAGTTCGCCTGTTTCAAAATTTATATTATTATCTGGATATGTTGATTTAAATTTATCTAATAAATCGTTTTCCTTTTGCTGTAGAGTTTTTAAACTAGAATAGAAATTAACTAATTCTGTTTTAACATTATTCAATTGTTCTTGAATATTATGTTCTGCTATAGATAATTCCCCAATTTGGTATGTTACTAATTGGAAATCTTTCTGTAGTTGTTGTACTTCTTGTAATTCTTCTTCGGTTATTTTTGTTGTTTTGATCATACTGGCCATTTGTTTTCGGGACATGCTTTTTCTACTGGTGAATATACTTTTCCTTTTAGTGGACATCCACATTTTCCACAATAATAGAAATCACCTACATCATTATACTTTCTATAAGGACACTCATTACATACAGCAATACGCTGATTTGCTCTTTGTTGTTGTTCCTCTGATGGATTCATTGCTGTAATCCAGGATTTGGTAATTTCTAAAAACTTATTCATTACTTTACTTCTTCAACCGATGGTTCATCAATTAAGTATTTAAATACTAGAACATAATTATCTTTTGTTTCGATTTTATCTAAATTAGATAATTGAATTTGTGGTAATTTAATTTCTTTTTCTTGATTTAATAGTTCACCGTATTCATCATTAAAAGCAATATATGCTGGGTTAATGTCTTTAACTGGTTCTCCATTGTCATCTATTTTTTTAGTTTCGATAACCATTGAAATACCTACATTACCGTTTTCATCTTCAGTACCGTGTTTTTTAATTAACTCGTCGCGTAATGAATCAATTACTTTCTTTTCTGCAGCTAATGATTCTACTAATGCATTTAAATAGTACTTAGTTACTACTGGTAGTTTTTGATTTAATAACCCTTCAATGATTTTCTCACCTGTTTGATTATTTGTAGCGCCTGCTAATTCGGCTTCTAAATTTAATAATTCGAATAATTTTAACGATTGATTTTTCATTTTGTAACTTTGTTATTTGTTATAAATATAATTTTCTGCTTTTTTAGTAATATTTGTTACTGATTTAATAGTATTTAAGACATTTTTATCTACCAAATCTGGATGTACCCACCAATCTTCAAATGATGACTTACCATCAGTTGATATATTATCAACAACTAATTCGTATCCTTTAGATTCTAAATATTTTCTTGATTTATCACGATATGATTTAGTATTATCACAATGATAATCATGTTCATATGTTATTACTGCAAATCTATATTTTTCAAATGGGATTTGCGATAATGCTTTAAATGTATTATTAGCTGGTTCACAATCTAGTTGTAAGTAATCCCAATCATTACCCCAATTAGTATCACTTAATATTTTATCATAATTAGCATTAGTAGCATCTTGCAATAAACAAAAATTATCTCTTGTACCATTAAATTTATTCACCAGATTATTATCGATTTCTAATGATATCCCTTTCCAATCAAAATCTTTTTCTAAAATATAAGTATTAGAATGAACAATAGGTTCATGTGCACCAATTTCTAAATATTTCCCTTTTGTTTTTCCATCTAATGCCATTAATACAAACATATCTTGAAATACTTGGGATTGGTTGTTTGTTATTTTATCTATTCCTTTGAATTTAAATCTTAAATTGTTTGATTTAGTTGAATCATAATATGATGGTTTTATCCAATCTCCTTCCCCCCATAAAAATGTAAGATTATTTTTTACTGAGTCAATATGAGTTTGAAGCATTGGTTCATTATGATGTAAATCTAAAAATAAATTTAAAGATTCATCTACACGCCCTAACCACCACGAACATACAGCTTTTTCAAATTTAAAACCATATTTACCTGGGTATTCTACATTTGTTTTTAATGAATGTAGGTTAAAGTGGCATACAGATTCGGCCATTGAAGCTATAGTATACGATTCTTGATGTTCTTTATTCCATTCATATAAACGTGAAAGTAAAAAATATGCTTCGGGGCGTTTTGGTGAATGAGATATAGCATGTAAATACAATCCTTTAGTTGAAAATATACGATCAGCTTGTTTTTCTAAACATAATCCTGCTCTGAGTAATGATGCATATATTAAATCATCATCAGTACTATATTCTGTTACTCGCAGAAAATATGTTAAAGCAGATGCTGTTTGGTTTTGATCAAAATAAAAATTAGCTAAATCAAATACAACTTTATCATTATATGGATCATCTATAAATTTATTTAATGCTTGTTGAATGTTCATATTCCTGCTAATGTTTTAAAATAATTTAAAGGTATTTTTAATAAATAAGCAGCATTATCTTCATATCCAAACGAAACTAATACATTATCACCTTTTATAGCTAGTCCACAACAAAATTCAATATAACCAGTCATAAAATCAAATTCATCACTTACATTTACTACATTCCAATCTTTATCCCACGTTACTATTCTATGTCGGTAAGTAGCTTCTTTATTATTATTTTTATTTTGCCACAAATCTACTTCATGTGTTATTGCTACTCGATAATCACCAATAGTTATAACTTGACTTCCACCTCGTATATCACGTTTAGATGAATAATCTGTACTTAAAAATACTTGTGTACATGTTTTTTTAATAGGATCTACCTTAACAACTTCTGTTGGATTAGTCCATTTAACAAAATGATATGGTATATCTAAAATAGGCATCCAATTTTTTTCACAATATGATGTATCATCATTAATTGGAGCTGATATTCTGAATCGACTTATTTCTGTTACTTTATTATCTAAAATTTTTATTTCTGATAGTTCCATTCGACCTTCACCATTTATTTTAGTATCTCGTCTTACACCACAGATGTATAATTTATTATCCCACCTAACTAAACGAGCATCTTCTAAACCAACAAATTCCCATATAGGTGTTATGTCATGTTTTGATGTATTTATTCTATTAAATGAGGTAATTGATAGATTATCATCTAACGAACAAAAATAATTAGTTGTTGTTAATGTAATATCATTTTCTGGATTTAGATATGCTAATGGACCATACCGGTTTTCAAATTTACCTCTAGTGTGGTATAATGTGTATTGTACGTGACGTAAATTTAAAATTAATTTTCCATTATCATTAAAAATTGATGGGTTCATCAATCCCGTTCCGTTTGTTTCGGATGAATTAATTATAAGAGGTACAATGCTGCCTCCATTTTTTATAACCTGTTTTGCTAAATTTTTCATGTTATTTGTAACTATCCCCTCCTACCCATAAAACTAAACTACGTCTGATTCCTTTAGTGATTGGTGTTATTCTATGCATTAGAAATGATGGAAATAATATAGCACATCCTTGTTTTCGTTCTATTGTTCTAAATTCACCA